CAGAGTTGGCCTGTATGTGTATAATTTTGTTATTAGACATCTGCTTAGACCAAGTCGAACTTGATTCTGGTCCACAGATAACACAGGCTGCATTACACGTCATGTCTAGATTTATGTCTAATGCTAAAGGCACTGTATTGTTGATTTCGGGGATTATTTCAAAACTGGCTTTTCTAAAACTGTGTTGTCCTGCAAGTTCTTGCTGATAGCAAACTTCGCAATTAGGTGTCCAATTGTTGATTGATTTGAAAGGTAGTTCAGACACAGGATCAAATTCTATTCCTTGTCTATACCAACAGCAGGGTTTGACTAATAGTTTATCTTTATCGAGTTGGAATGAACACCCATTACTTAAAAAACGACAAAATTTATTTGACATTATTCTGAAGCGTTTTTCAATCCAGCCAACATACTTTTTAGTTTACTGCTGTCTACACCAGCTTGTATTTTAGGAGCGTCTTCTGCTGGACTTACACTACTACCAGTCTTAATCTGGCTTAGGATATTAGTAGCACCCACACCACGCAGGCCGCTTTCTTGAGCTTCTTCACCTGGATCCGTGATGCGCAGAGTTTCTAAATCATACTCTAGATCTACTTTCATGCCTACTCCACTTGAACTACGTGTTTTCATGAGCTGTAGTTGATAACGTCCACGCTCACGCATAGCACGGCTAGTAAAGATACCAAACACATTATCTGCTGTATTGATCTTACTCAATCCACCTGCGATATGGCTATGATCAAATTCAATTTCTTCTACAGCACCTCGATTAAGTTGTGAAGCTGTGATCATTAAGATGTTTAATTCACGGGCTAGATTACGTAGTTCTTCACTTACATATTTGTCCTTGACAAACAGATCATTTGGTGACACTTTAGCACTTACCGGCATGACCAAATCTAGATAATCTACCATGATAAAATCTAATCGCATACCTGTTTGTATCTGTAATTCTTTCAAGTAACTACGGATTTGATTTACGTTTGACTGTGCTGGCATATATTTAATGCGTAGCACACCGGATTTCTTACCCACCATCTTGACTTTCATTTCAACTGTATCCAGATCTTTGAACACTTCTTTAGTGGAAACATTGGCTACCATACTGTCCATACGCATAGCACAAAGTCCTTCGCTAAGTTCTAAACTTAGATATACACCGTTGAGTCCCTGCGTAACCCAATTGATAGCTATGTTCTGCATGAACAAACTTTTACCTGAACCAGATCCACCCGCAAAGATGTTAAGTTCGCCGCGATTCATACCACCAAACAAACGCTTGTCTAGAGTCGGCCAACCTGTTGATACCTGCCCATTGTTGCTCTTGATCGCCATCAATCGACCACGTGGATCTAAGAAATAATCTGTGCCCATATCTTTGGTTAATGATATCTGCACTGCATCTTTGATCAGTTTTTCTACTGGATCATACTCACCCTTTTCCAGCATATCTGCAGCTTTAAGGATAGCACGTTCAAGTTCGTTACGTTTAGTAAATCCCTCAAACTCTGCTAGGAACCAACTGTAGTGATCCTCTGTGAGATCTGGAACATGTTTAAGTTCTACACCTGTGACTGCCTTGACCTGTTCAGCTGTGGGCATGGCTTTATGATCGTCAGTATGGGTTTTGATAAACTTAGCCACCTCACGTAACGATCTATCAAAGTTTTCTGGATTATAGATATTCTGCACACGCACATATGATTGTGCATCTTGGAGCATCATTTCTAAAAATAGTTTCTGTAGTTCTGGAGAGTATTCTTTTGTCATATATTATTAATTATACAGTTTCTTTCGCATCAATTCAATCTTGAGTTTACTCGTCTGCTTGCTGTCTAATATAGTTTTCAGCACAAATAATTTACCATATTTTACCACTGCTTCATTTATATCCTTGCAGGTTTCTAGCCACACAGGAAAACTCACCGACCACCCATATTCCATAGCATTCTTGATCATCTTCGCACCGGCCTTATCACGGTCAGCAACAACAATAACTTCTCGACCAAGGCTTTCAATAATATCCGCCTGTGTTTCATTACATTCATTATTCAATACAGCTACACCATCTATGCTCATAGCATCAAACGGTCCTTCACAGACTATAACAAACTTACTGTCAGGCTGTTGATTGTTTATGTTAAACACAAAGTTGGGTTCATAGTGACTGTAGTATTTGGGTTTGACCCCATCCACGAAAGCACGACTGGTATATCCAATAATTCGACCTTGCCAGATGCAGGGTATGATTACTCGTTGATGTAGGCTGTGTTCTGTTGAGTCTGTCCAATAAAAGTCGTATTTGGTATTATCAATCTTACGATCTTTAACATAGTCAACTGCTGTATTCAACAATCCAGGAACATTTTGGAAGTTGTCTAATACATGGAATGATATGAACTGCTGGAAACTAATTGCACCTTCTGGTAGGTCACGGACTTTGAACTCAATCTTTTCCTCTTCTTCTTGCTTGACTTCTTCCGGATTTACTAATTCACGGACACGGATAGCTTCAATAACCAAACGTTTAATGTCAGTGTCATCTGCACCTAACCATTTTAATAACTTACGGAATTTGAATGTTAGATGACGACCAGGTTGATATGATGCTTTGAAGTTACAGTTGAAACAATGATAGCTAACTGATCCATCACTATTAGCTGTAAGTCCACCACGACCACGGGTATCTGGGCTTTCGCCATTATGATGACAGCAGGGTGCATTAAAACTGATCCACCCACTGGGCGTGGTTTTCTTCTTAGCTGGTAAGATTGATTTTATAAAGTCGCTTATGATATTCAACATATACTATATTATACGCTAAACTTTTGGTTAGAACAAGAGTTTTTGATTAGAGTCTAGCTATGCTGATATAGCCAGCAGTATTGTTATAGAATCCTAGATTAGTGATGCTAGCACCGTTAAATGTGCCGCTAAGATCAAATAAGCCATCGCTAGTAGCCACACTAGTAGCATTAGCATCGATATAACTACCACCGCCACCACCGGAGTCAATAGTTGTGCTAGTAGCACCGTAGGCTCCGCCCCCACCTGAGTATCCTCCTCCACCACCGCCGGTAATAGGACCAGATCCACCACCACCCCCAAATCCGCCTAAATTTGTAGCAGGCGGTCCGTAGCCTGTAGAATACATACCACCTTTGGCATTGGCCGCAAAAGCAGTGCCGCCACCTCCATTGTTACTACTGGGTGCTATACGAGTATTTGCTGACCAAGTTGATCCAGTCCAGGTAATACCGTTGCCTGACCAACCTGCGCCACCGCCGCTGTCATACCCGTTGGCACTGGTTACTCCAGTAACGCTAACATGTGTATTACCACCCAACCCAGCAACACCACCAGGCGCACCAAAACGTAGGGTGGTTGCTTGCGCACCTAGATTACCCGCACTGTTACCACCACGTTGAGTAGTTACACCGTAACCTCCAGGTAAGATCACAGTGTTGCTGGTCCAAGCACCTGGGGCACCGCCTCCGCCGCCAATGATTAACGGTCTGAGATTAGCGAATCCATCACTGGCGATATTACCTAAAGCTACAAAACTACCACCGCCACCCGCTGGACTACTATATGTGCTGACCTGTGTGGTATTAGCACTAGGTTGACCTACTACTAAGGTAATTCGTTGTCCACGCTGTAGATTAAATACACCTTGAACCACAGCACCACGCCCATGTGCATTACCATAGGTCGTATTACCACTAAATGAAGCGATTACGCCACTGCGACTACCAGCAGCTGTGATGCGATAGCTGGCAGTTGCTGGCACAGTCCAAATCTGATAACCACGCCACGTGTCGGGCACAGTAAGATATTCTGTGTTGGTTATCCAAGTGTTGCCTGCGTTGCTATAGATATTGTAGATATTACCTAAGGTAGGACCTAATGGACCTACGATGTTTGATGTAAAGTTAAAAAAAGCAAAGGGATATAGATCACTTTGATCGTATATACTAGTACCGTAGATGGTTGCGCCCTGGATTATCATAAGCCATACCTCGCTTTATAAGTGTCGTAATTCTGTAGGACTTCTGCGGCAGTTAGAGCGCGATTATAACAGTGCACCTGTGCTATGCGTCCGTTTAATAAGTTTCCAGCTGGATTGAAACAGGCTAGATTAGTTGAGCCATCGCCTGCATGGGCAGTTTTGTTTGCAGTATATGTGCTGTCCTGGCTGCCATTAAGATAAAGCACCATGCCATCAGTGGTATTAAATGTCAATGCGGCATAATACCAAGTATTTAGGCTGATAGTTGCTGTAGATGGATATGCTGTATATACCGCCCAATTGGCGTGTCCACAATATAATTTATTAAACCCTGCTCCGGCCATAAACATAAAATGTCCACCACTGCCACCGCTGACTATGTTGTTATCAGCGTAGGCATTGATGCGGAACCAGACTGATTTAGTATAAGCGGTTGACGGTAATACATTGGCTCCAGATCCGGTGCCGTATTGATTAGAACCGTTGAAAGTAAAATAACTAGGTGTATCCGAAGTGTAGGTAGGTGAGTTGACCAATGTTATATTGTCAGCTGTGCCTGCTAGGTCAGTCCAAGTTGATCCTGATCCTGGATAACTAGCAGTGTCACCAGCATCAAGATTTAAGGTAAGCCCATCTGTGACCAATCCTAAGTCTTTGATATTGACACCAGTTAGTGTTACGCCTTGGATTAACATATTAGCCTAAGTATGTTACACACCAGTTGTCGTTACTATCAAAACTAATATTGCCTGCTAGTATATTAGCACTTAGATAATCACCGGCTACTAAATTAATCGTGCCGCTGACACCAAAGTGATTAGCTGTTCCGGTGGTGCTGCCTATTTCCCAGAAGCAGACTACGTTGCCTTGGCTATTATTACCATTCTTCAGCACAGCAATTTGGCTTAATCCATTGTAACTACCAACACGTGCATTAAGTAGGACTTCGTAGATGCCAGCTATGGGCGCAGTAAATTTACCTGTGGTCGTATCAAGATAGTTGCCCTGATTGAATATAGTAGTGATTGCTGAACCTTTGAGATTGACATTAGCAGTAGTTATTGGGGCCGCTGTGCCGTTTACACGGAACGCTGGACGAGTGGGCATGGTTACACCAAGTCCACTAACATTGACATTGCCTGGGAAACTTACATTACCATAGATATCAAATGTCGTAGTATAAACATTAGCAATGATACGTGTGTTGGCTTCTGTGCCTACTAGGTTACCAACTGTAGCATTACCAGTAACACTTAATGTAGCTAGTGTGCCAACTGCTGTGATACCTGTTTGGCTAGCTGTGGCAATAGTGCCAATGATATTTTGTGCTAGGATATTGCCTGCTGAATTAATCGTGCCTGCGTTAACCACGCTGGCTACTACGTTAGCCACAGTGTTTAGGCTGTAGGCTGAGACTGCATTAGCAATCAAGTTACCTGTGGTGTTTAGTTGTCCAGCAAATACTGTACCAGCTATACCCGCACCACCCATAACACGTAATGCACCAGTGGCTGTGTTAGTTGCGGCTGTGGTTGCTTGTATGTTAGCAATGGTGATGTTTGCTGAAGTAACGAGTATATTACTTGCATTTAAACTACCAGTGTATGTTGGTAGATATGTAGCCACTTGGATGTTACTATAAGTTCCCGTTGCGGCTGTAGTCTGCACTGTTCCGTCGGCAAACACGATATTACCACTCGGACTAAGTCTAATATTGGCTATAGTAAATGATCCTGTTCCTTCCAACATGGCTATCTGAGTAGTACCACCATACCATTTGAATGCGAACCCTGAGGTCGCACGTGGTATACCATGCCATAGAGTTCCTGCGTCAATACCGACGGCATAGTCAGCAGTATTGGCATCGACGGATGACCAATATATTATTCTAGTGCCTACATTGGCAGTGGTAAATGTTGGAGCTCCAACACCGACATTATTATATTTGATATAGTTGCTGGTAGCATTGGTGAGTTGTATCTGTGGAGCCGCTGTATTAACACCAGTGGTTAAGTATGCGGCCACTTGAACATTACTATAACTACCTCCACCTGCTGTGATCTGTGTTGTGCCATCAGCAAACGTCAATACACCACTAACACCTAGTCTGATGTTAGCGATGTTGCCTGAATAAGTTGGCAAGTATGTGGCTACGTTTACGTTACTGTAGTTACTGCTTGCGGCTATGCCTGTTAACAGTGCACCATTACCAATGAAGTAATTAGCTGTTACGTTACCTGTGACATAAGCTGTAGGCAATCTCACATTACCTTGATTATCAAATGTTGAACTAAAACTACCAGCTTGTAAGGTTACATTCGCACTGGTGCCAGTGACGTTGCCTGTTATTGAGATATTACCAGTTAGATTTTGTGCCGTGATATTACCTGTGGTATTAATAGTCGCAGTAGACAAGTAAGCGGCCACGTTTACATTTGAATATAGATTATAGCCAGTAGCATTTAGATAAGCAGTGACGTTGCTGTTGCCATAGTTTTGGAAACCCATTGATTCCGTATAGGCCTTGACATTTACGTTGCCGTAGTTGCTTCCAGCACCACCTGCGGTAGATTGTGTAGTGCCATCTGGAAATGTTAATACTCCACTGTTGGCAAACGTCCAGCTGCTGGACTGTGTGCCATTGCCTGCGGTAATTAAAACATTGCTACCATTGCCATTTATCTTGACGCGACTGTTACGTCCTGATTCTAGGACTAGATGTCCACGATTACCTGCACCATCACCTGCTTTAATACTGAAGGTGTAATCACTGGACAGCGTGATGATCTGATTGGTTGCCGCACCTGTTTGGAAATCTACAACAGTCGTGCCGTCTTGTCCTGAGAGATTTAGTGCCCCACCTGCTAGAGTGCCAGTATAAGTTGGTAAGTATGTGGCTACCTGCACGTTGCTGTAACTGCCAATACCTACATTGGCATTTGCCGCTGTGATCTGTCCATCAACATAGGCTTTCATTATGGTGTTGGCAAAATCTACATAACCTTTTAATCCCACGTTAGCCGCTGTGACATTAGCACTATAAGCATAGGTGCTGAGGTTAGTGTAGACTCCTACTTGAACATTACTATAAGCATTAGTAACGTTAGCATAATCAACTGTGCCAGTCCAAGCTGTGGTTTGTTTTGATGCATCCGAGAATATTATATTGCTAGTCACTGACAGTGGAACGTTTTGTATCATTACTTCTGCGGGCAACACAAGTAGATTGTTATTGCCACCTGCGCCGATGTTAACTCCATTGCCGGCTACCAGAGCAGAGATGTTTTCTACAGAAAAATTAAGGCTGTCAAGATTAGTTATACTCCCCACTAATCCTTGAGTGTAGCCAATGAAGTAATTTGCTGTGATATTTCCTGAATAGGTTGGTAGATATGCGGCTACTTTAGCATTACTATAGAATGACTGGTTATCAACATAACCCTTCATACCTACGTTAGCCTGTGTTACTTGATTGTTTTGTATAGTGTTGGCTTGATCAACATAACCTTTGAGTGCAGTGTTAGCTGTGGCTATAGAGTTGGTCAGCGATGTGTATACATTAGCATCATCATTGATTGAAGCTGCTATCTCGTTCAGCGTGTCAAGTATGCTGGGAGCACCACCTATAAGATCTGTGATCTGTTGATCAACATATCCTTTCATACCTACATTAGCTGATGAGATCTGTGCTGATTGGATCGTATTGGCTTGATCAACATAACCTTTTAGGCCAACGTTGGCTGCTGTGACATTGGCATTGAGCGCATAACTACTAAGATCAACTGTTACATTAGCCACCGCAGTGTTTACGTAAGCTACTGTAGGAATAGTGTTGCCATTGACAGTTAGATTGCCTGTAGCATCAATACTCAATGGTACTCCACCTACATAGATAGTATTGTTACTAACGAATAAATCACGCCATTGATGTGTGATATTACCCAAAGTATATGTGACATTGGCACTGGGGATTATATTTCCGTCAAACTGAGATAGATAGACTTTTACATTGGCATTAGCATAACTGCTTGCGCCACTTGCACCCTGTATGACATTACCACCAGGTGTTACACCATCGTGTATGCGTATGGTCTTGGCTTGTGTGTCAACGGTCAGCTCACCGGGCAGTCCCGTGTAGCGATTGTTCTGTATGGTATTACCGCGCAGGGTTAATACTTTGGTAACCTGTATGTTTGCGTAGCTTATAGCCATTATGGTAGAATTCCTGGGTCAATAACTGTTTCTGTAACATTAGTGATAGGCACAGTAGTAGAGTAATATGCGGGCAACACTTCTAGATCTAATGGAACATTAAAGTTATCATCCATATATAAAGGTGTTTCTGCGTTATCTGTGGTTTTTATCAGTCTGGTAGTTAGCTTGTAAAATCTTTGTTCTAGGCTGTTTACTACATTGGCTGTAAATAATACTGTTGTTGTTCCAATAGCTAAATTGCTATACTGCGCCTGTCCATTGGCAGTAAAACTGTAGGCAGTGACTTCATTGACAGGATCCTGTATGTCTATGCGCACACTATAGCCTACTAGATTAGCAGGTTTTTGATCCTGATTTTTAACGATTATTTGCATAGGATTATCTATGCCTTGATAAACTTTTATTGGGCGTGCATACACGGGTCTGTTCCTCGGTTTAAGTGTGGGATCTGAAAAGTCCAAAACTTCTA